AATAGATACAATTTTTTATGCCAACAGCAAGAGCAATCGACAAACTAAAAGCAGCCTTTAGTGTCGAAGAACGTAGTAGCTACTCTATTTTTAAGGGTCAAGAGTTAGTCATAAAAATCTTTTGGTCGCCTCTTACAATAGCTGATAGAGATACCATAAACAGTACACTAATAGCTATGAACAAGGGTCAGGAAGAAGGTAACCTGGACTTTGCTCTTCAGGTAATTGTTACAAAAGCTGAAGATGAATCAGGTGCAAAATTGTTTACAGCAGCCGATTTACCATCTCTACGAAGAGAAATACCTTTATCTGTCCTATTGGATTTGATGCAAAAAATGCAAAGTTTGGGCGAGGAGGAAAGCCCCGATGCCGTAAAAAGCTAGATTAGAAAAAGATAATTTAATTTATTTACAGTTTTTTATTGCAGAACAACTAGGTTACACGCATAGAGAAGTAAGGGAAAAAATGTCCTTGCAGGAACTATACGCATGGAACGCTTACTTTCAGATAAAAGGTGAAAGGGAAGAACAAGCCATGGAAAGAGCAAAAAGAAAAGCTCAAGTCCGTAAAGTACGCTAAACTTTTAATATCCGTGTATTCCGAAAAGTTTAGTGGCCTCCGAGTATAGCGTAAATATAAAACTAAATACTGCTCAAGTTAAAAAGGACTTAAAAACAATAGGCGATGGCATATCAAATTTAGGCAAAAAGCAATCAAGAGGAGCTAAACAGGCTTTATCGGATGCGGAACAAGAGTTAAAAGTAAAAAATACTCAATTAGGCATAGAAAATAAAATTCTAAGAATACAGAACTCCCTTGGGCCGTTAAGTATTAAAAATGTCCGTCAAACCAGAGTGATTACTCACTTAAATGATGCTCAGTTAAAGTCGGATACGAAACAATTTGATCTGGCTAAACAAAGTATTTTATTAGCAGAGCAGGAAATTCAAAAACAAAAAGAAACTTTACTCATTAATAAAGGTATAGAAGATTCTCTAAGAAAACAAAAACTGCTTAAGGGAGGAAGCACAGGATTTAGTGCTGCACAATACGGACCGCAACAACCTATGCAAGGTCCAAGATTTCCTACTGGAGCAAGCTCGGCTCTTAATTATGACCGATTTACAGGAAAGTTATTGACAGGTCCAGTAGGATCAGGTGGTAGAAGTCTTAGAAATTTAGGAAGAAGGTTCGATACTCAAAGTGCATTAATAAGTGGTGGATTTCCTTTACTATTTGGTCAAGGACCAATAACGGCAGCAGCAGGAGCAGCAGGAGGAGGTATCGGTGGAATGTTTGGTCAGATGGGTGGATTTGCAGGAGGTATTGCAGCTACAGCAGCAGTTCAGTCTATTTCTAACACACTTAATTCTGTAAGAGAACTAGGAAATGCTCTACGCAAACCAACAGAAAATTTACAACTACTAACCGAAAAATTATCTTTAACCAATACTCCAACAGGCGACTTAATTGCAAAATTAGAAAAATTAGGAATGACATCTACTGCTGCTTCAATTCTTATTGAAGAGTTTGCAGAAAGAACAGGTAAAACTCCTGAAGAAGTAAAAGCAGCAACAAAAGAATTAGAAGAATTTAACAAAGGAATGGCTGATTTAGGTCTAAAAGTTGGTTTTATAGTGTCAGATATTCTTGGTCCAGCAATTACTTTACTTAACAAACTTCCCTTAGAAGGAATAGCAAAGTTTTTTATGGGCAGAGGATTTGGTTTTTTAAATCCAGGTGGAGCATTAAGTCCTTTTAAAGAATCATTACCTCAAAAGAAACTAAGACTAGAAAAGGGCAGAGGTTCTGGAGTAGGAAATAATTTACCTTCAAACTTACAAGATGTTGATGCTATGGCTAATGCAGCTAGGGCTGCTCGTGAAATATTACCTTTAAGACAAGCACTGGAGATAGAACAGCAAAGATTTACAGTAAATGCAAAAATGCTAGGAGCAACAAAAGAGAGAAATAAACTTGATTCAAAAATAGCAGAATTAGAAATACTGAAAAAGGAAGCAGCAAAACAAACAAATGATACTCTTGATTTTAAAATTGAAAAGTTAACAGCAGAAGTAGATTTACAAAGACAGATCTACGAAAACGCTTTAACTCTTGCCGACCCAATACAAGCCCAAACAATACAGCTAGATCAGCAGATGGCAGTTTTAATGGATCGTGGATCTCAAATTGTAGCATTATCGCAGACAATAGCTAGTTCTTTTGAGGAATCATTTAAAGGAATAATAAATGGAACTATGAGTATTCAAGATGCGTTTAGAAATATGCTTAATTCTATTGCTAATCATTTTATAAATACTGCTGCAAAGATGATGGCGAATCAAATGCAGAGAAGTTTACTAGGATTTTTAGGTAATAGTTTATTTGGAGGGTTTTTTGGTGGTGGTGGTGGAGATGCTTTTGCAGGTTTCAATGCAGGACCGACAGATCCGAATACACTCACTATGGCTAGTTTTGCTAATGGGGGTAGACCACGAGTAGGCAAAACTGCAATAGTCGGAGAAAGAGGGCCAGAATTATTTACACCAGGGGTTACAGGAACAGTCACACCAAATCATGCACTTGGAGGATCTACAACTGTAGTTGTAAATGTAGATGCTTCTGGATCTAATGTGGAAGGTGATGCAGCAGAATCAGAGCAACTTGGTCGTGCAATTTCAGATGCTATACAATTAGAGTTAGTTAAGCAACAAAGACCTGGAGGTTTACTGTATAGATAATGACTGCTTTTCCTACAGATTCACAAGGCAATCAGTTTTCGCCTAAATACTCTTTCAGTAAAACAAACGCACCAAAAACTCGTGTCGTATCTTTTGGAGATGGCTTTGAACAACGTATAACTTTCGGAATAAATCAAAATCCAAAAACTTTTAATTTAACTTTTGATGTAAATGAAACAGACTCAGATACTATAGAAACATTTTTAGATGCTAGAGGGGTGGATGGAGCAAGCTTTACTTACACTGTTCCTGGTGAATCGTCTATGTCTTTTGTCTGTCTTAACTGGAGAAAACAAATACCTTATTTAAATAGATCCACTATAACTGCAACTTTTAGACAAGTATTTGAACCATAATGCCAATACCAATTTCAGAGTTACAAAAGAGTAACCCAAGTTCTAAAATTGAGTTATTTGAATTAACTACAGTTGCTGCTTTGCACGGTTCCGCTACTACCTATAGATTTCATGCTGGTACGGACGGAGTTACTACAGGTGTAAACGCATATGATGATATCCACTGGAACGGAAATACATATCAAAGATTACCTATTGAGGCCACAGGATTTGAATATACATCTAAACAAAACCCAAGACCCGTACTAACTATCAGTAATTTATTCGGAACCATATCGACTATTCTTGCTAATGTTAATACTACGACTGTTGGTAATGACTTAACAGGAGCGACTTTAACAAGAATACAAACATTACTTAGATACCTGCCAAATGATAATTTTACGGGCAACAACCCTTATGGTACGCCAGACAACACACAAGAGTTTCCCAGAGAAATTTTTTTAGTAGCAAGAAAATCTTTAGAAACTAGAGATGTGTGTCAATTTGAACTTGCTGCAAGTACTGATGCTGTTGGCGTTAAGTTACCTAAAAGAAGATTCTTACCAGATGAGTTTAAGGGCATTGGCGACTTCTTTTAATGTTTTGGCAAGATAAAGCACTATTACACGCAAAAGAAGAAGATCCAAAAGAATCTTGTGGTCTGCTAGTAAATCATAAGGGCAAGGAAATTTATGAAAAGTGTAAAAACTTATCAAATGCAGCAACAGATCAATTTATTTTAGATCCACTTGATTGGGCTTATATTGAAGATAAATATGGCAAAGACAATATACAAGCGGTTGTTCATTCACATCCACATACAGAGCCAATACCAAGTCCTGCCGACCATGTATCAGCAGCAAGAACAGGTTTAAAATGGTGGATTGTAAATCCTAGAACAGAAACATGGAATAGTTTTATGCCACAAAAATATAAAGAAAGTTTGATCGGTAGACCGTGGATTTGGAATGTGACGGATTGTTGGTCACTTGCTAGAGAGTATTATCAAGCTGAATTAAATATAGAATTAAAAGATTATGAAAGACCAAACAACCCAGATGATTTCATTGATTCACCTTTGTTTGAAAAATATTTTGAAGATTGTGGCTTTTATGATATTGGTGATGTAGCTAAAATACAGGAACATGATCTTATTTTTATGAATGTCTGTGGTAATGGTTTAAATCATGTCGGAGTGTATGTAGGTGATAATCAAATTTTACATCATATGCAAGGAAGGTTATCATGTAAGCAAGACTACACTGGTTGGTTTCGTAAATGTACAGGGAGAGTAGTTAGGTATGCAAACTTGCCTTCGTGAAATAAAATTGTACGGAGAACTTGCGGATTTCTGTGGTTTTAAGTCTCTAAAAGCAGACGTTAAAACTGCTGCTGAAGCAATTAAATGTTTGATAGGAAATAATCCTGAAGTTGAACCACACATGAACTCAAAGTATTACAAAGTAATAGTTGAAGATAAGCCGATAACTATAGAAGAATTACATTATCCTGCTGGCACAGCACCAATAAAAATAATCCCTGTTGTCACTGGTGAAGGTGGCCGTGGTTTAGGGCAGATTCTTTTGGGTGTAGCATTAATAGGATTATCATTTTCAGGAGCTATTTTTGCAAATCCAGTTAATTTAGTAGGAAATACAATAGGTGTTGGGGCCAAGGCTACACTGTATGTTGGTGCTGGTTTACTTCTTAATGGTGTTTCGTCAATGTTAATGCCTACACCAACTGTAGATAATTCTGAAGCCGATCCAGAAAATAGTTTTGCTTTTAGTTCTCCTATAAATGTTAGTCGTGCAGGTATTCCGATTCCTTTGATATATGGTCGTAGAGTAGTTGGATCTGCGGTTGTATCAGCATCTATTGATATAGAGGAAGTTGAATGACAAATAAAGAAGTTATTATTATTGGTGCTGGTGGCGGTGGCGGAAAAGGTGGCGGTGGAGGTAGTACACCTACAACAGCAGAAGATTCTTTAGATAGTACAGCTAAAGTTAATATTTTAGATGCTGTTGGAGAGGGAGAAATTGAAGGTTTTGATACAGCAAGAGAAGAGGGTTTGACGCAAGGTACTGCAACATATAACACTGCAATGCTTAAAGATATATTTTTGAACGATACAGCAATCTTAAATAAAAAAGCAGCAAGTGGATCACCTCTTTCAACAGATTATAATTTTAATGATGTACAAGTTGAAGAAAGAAGAGGTTTAGGTAGTCAAACTACAATACCAGGGTTTGCATCTACATCTACTGAAGTTTCGGTTGGTCATGTATTCGATGTACAAAATGAAACTGCTACAAGAACTTTTACAGATACAGGAGTAAATAGAATAAGAGTAACAATTAATATTCCGCAATTACAGGTTTTTGAAGATGATGGAGATATCGTTGGATCGTCTGTTAACTTTTTTATTTTTGTCGCTTTTGATGGTGCATCGTTTCCAGCAGAACTATCAACAAATACAGCAACTTTAGATAATGGAAATAAAGCTGATATTACTATAGAAGGACGTACTGGTAATCTATATCAAAAGGATTTTATAATTCCATTGTCTACTTACACTACAAGTGTCAGTATAAAAATTAAACGTATAACTGCTACGCCAGGTACAAAAACTGCAAATAGTTTTACTTGGTTTAGCTTTACACAAATAACTGATGACAATAATCCATATAACGATACTGCATTAGTCGGTATCAAAGCTAATGCAACTAGCTTTAGTAGTATTCCAAAACGTACATATTTTTTAAGAGGTTTAAAAACAAAAATACCAAATACAAATGTTGTGGATAATGTTGCAACAGGAAGCACTGCTGGAAGAATTATTTATAACACAAATAATTGGGATGGTAGTTTTCAAAACGCAAGATGGAATACCTGTCCAGCTTGGGCGTTATACGATTTACTTATAGATACACGCTACGGGCTAGGTCTACCTGAATCATCACTTGATAAATATTCATTTTTTGCAATAAGTAAATATAATAATGAATTAGTCAGTGACAGAAGAGATGCTGGAACAGGAACAATATCTGCAACTTGGTCACAAACAGCAGGTCAAAAATTTGCTGTAATAGCTACAACCTCTGACCATAATTTACAATCAGGTGATTTTGTTGATGTTACTTTCACATCAGGAACAAGTAATAGCAATCCAGCAAATCAAGTTTATAAAGTTGTACCATTTAGCACTACAGGATTTAGCATTTTAGATGTAACTGTTGCGCCTTCATCTAATTTGTCTGGTAATTGTACTTTTGTAAGACAAGGTATGGAGGCAAGATTCGCACTGAACGCATACGTTAATAAATCCTATGAAGCATATGATCTTATAAATTTAATATGCTCTAATATGCGTGTTATGCCTTATTGGAGTGCTGGCACATTATTTTTAAGTCAAGATAAACCTACTACAGTTAGTCAAATATTTACATTAGCTAATGTAGAAGAAGGAGGATTTACATACGAAGGTAGTGATACAAAGGCTAGAGCAACTTTAGTAATAGTAAAATATTTTGACAACAATCAAAGAAAAATTAGTTATGTACAAGATCCTATAAAAGCTGATATTTCTTCTGATGCTGCTATATCGAAATATGGAATTATTGAGAAACAGATTGAGGCATTTGGTGTAACTTCTTCTGGGCAAGCTTCACGATTAGCACGATGGGTTAGATTTAGTGAACAAAATTTAACTGAAACAGTTACTTTCACTATTGATTTATCTTCTGGTGTAATTGTTAGACCAGGACAAGTTATTGGTATTAATGATCCTGTAAAAACAGGAACAAGAAGAGGTGGAAGAATAAGTGCAAGCACAAATACAAGTATTACTGTAGATGATGCAAGTGCATCTAATTTACCTGCAAATGGTGTTAGTTATACAAGAACTCTTAATGTACTTATGCCTGATGGTAGTGTCTCACAAAGGACAATAACTGATATTACTGGCTCAGTTATTACTGTTGATAGTGCATTTACGGTTGGAGCAATAGCAACAGCACCAAATGTGAACAGTGTTTGGGTAATAGAAACATCAGGAGGCACTTCTGCTCAAAATATACAAAATTCTTTATATCGTGTTATATCAGTTACTGAAGTAGAAGGAATAAAATACAAAGTATCAGCGTTGACTTATAACAACTCTGCTTATGCTCATGTAGAAACTGGTGCTGATGTTACTTTTAGAGATGCAACTAACCTAAATGAATTACCACTAGCACCAGCATCAGTAACTATTACTGAAAGACTTTATAAAGAAGTTACAAATCAAAATGCAACCACAAATGCAAATGAAAAAGTATCAAACAAAGGAAAGGTAAAAGTTAAGTTAATTGTTAATTGGACACAGGTTAAAGGTGTAATAAATTATCAAGTTCAATTTAAAAAAGATAACGGTAATTATGAAAGTGTAATTGTACAAGGTTTAGATTTTGAATTACCAGATGTACAAGCTGGAAAAGTTTATAAATTTAAAATATTTGCATTAAATGGTGCAAATGAACAATCACCTACACCTGCTATTGCTTCAAGAACTACTGTAGGTAAAACAGATCCACCTTCAAACGTAGCTGGTTTTACAGCAACAGTTGATTCTATTGCTGGTGTAGTTCTTTCATGGACTGAAAACGCACCAGATCCTGATAATTTTACTGGAACGGATGTTGAGTTTAAAGATCTAGATATTGCGTACTATGAAATACATAAAGTTACAGGAGGTGCTGGCACATCTATTACAGATAGCAATTTTGGAAATAAAGCAGCATCGACATATTTAACAAGAGATCAAGCACCTGATACTGTTACTGGTGATTTTCCATCTGCTACAACATCATATTTTATTAAGGCAAGAGATGACGGTGGAAGATTTAGTACAACAGCAACAGCAGTAGTTGCAACAATAAATGCACCTTCAGTTATACAGAATGTTGTAGTTTCGGAAGAAAATGGAATTTTAAAAATTACATGGAACCCACCAGCAACAAATTCTTTTGCGATTAAAAATTATAAAATTGAATTTAATGATGGATCTGCACAGACTGTTTTTGTTGATACTACACAATTTTCAACACCAATAACATTTACTGGAAGTTCAAGAGATTTTACAATTACTCCTATTGACATTGGTGGTAATGAGGGAACAGCACATACAGAAACAGTCTCCCCACCACAACCAAACGCACCAACAAACTTTACTCATAGTTTTACTACTGATTCTGTATTACTGAAATGGACAGAACCTTCAAGTGCAGGGGCATTACAACCACCTGTTATTGGTTATAGAATTTATAGAAACAGTAATTTTACATCCGAAATTGCACAGATAAAGGGAACTGATTTTTTATTACCTGTAAACAATACAAATTTCCCAAATCGAGTTGCAACTTATAGCGTTGCTGCTGTTTATTTAGACCCTGTTAACCCTGTTAAAGGTGCTGCTTCAACAAATAGAGCAACAATAACTAACTTAACTATTGCTTTAGCTGCTGCTCCATCTGTGTCACAATCATTTGAATTGGATTTTGTGATTTTATCTTGGACTCCTGTTAATGGATCGCTACCTACTTTAAACTATGGAATTTTTGATAATAATGATAATTTAATAGATCAAACAGATACTACAAAATTTAAAACAAAAGCAAATTTTTCTTCAAAAGTATTTAAAATTGCTGCTTTTAGTGCTGCTTACCATAATGCTGCTGATGCTACAGAACAAGGTGTTTTTATAGGAAATACAACTACATTTACTTCAACTGTAAGTCCACCATCTTCGCCAACTTATATTGGAGGTTCTCAGTCAAATAGTATTTCATTAGGTTCCGAGGGTGGTCTAGGTTTTGTTACTATTTCTTTTGTCCCACCTACTGTTAACACTGCAACTCAGCTTGATTTAAAAGATTTTAAAATTATTAGAAGTTCATCTGCAACTGCTGGTGGAATTAATGCTGGTAACACAGAACTTGAAATTATTACAGATTCAGAATCTTTTAAAGAGGAAGTAAGCTGGAAAGTTGCTGATGGCCAAACATCAATAACTAAATATTATTACGTTCAAGCAAGAGATTTATTAAACAACTTAGGAACAGCTCTGCAAATTGCTGTTGTTATAAACAATCCAAGTACTCCACCATCTGAAGGTGTTAATGAAGTTATAGATAATAATGTCTTATTAAGATGGGGTCAGCCAACAGTAAACCCAAATAATCAATTAAAAATAGATCATTATGAAATAAGAAAACACACTGGAAATAACACAGATTGGGATACATCATCTGCACTT